CGTATATTTAATTGACGTCCTAAATCCCTTAAGCCCTAGACAGGGCTTAAGATTTTAGTTCGTTGTTACATATGGGGTTTTCGGGAAATTTTAATTTAAATCACACATCTTCCCAACCTTTGACATTTTGAGGCTTTTTAGTGATATATTTATCGTAAGCATCTATATTTTTTATTAAAGAACATGAAACACGATATTTATCATTAATATTCTCTATTTGTTTCTTCCTTAAATATTTTTTTGTGCCTATCTTAAAATGATAGTGGTATAAACCTTTTTTACCAATTTCAAAATGACCTTCAAAAGAATCAGCTTGACAATAGGTCATAAGACTTTTAATCATAAGGTCTTTTCGTTCTTTATTTTTATCAGGGTGAGTTGTTGTGACTTCATACCATAATAATTTTTTTGAATAATGCCTTGAATTATCAATTATTTGATTCCAAGGGATTATTTCTACATCAAAAGGATACACATCACATTGCTGATATTTTAAACATTGAATTTTTCCAAACTTTTTATATATCTCCTTCTGTAACTCTAAGTCACGCTCAGGAGTTCGCCAAGCGGCTATGTCTCTACGAATATCCTCACAACTTTCTCTCAGAAATTCTGACGTATTCATATGTATATACAATGAGACAATTCTTTAAGTAGTTTTCAAGAAAATAAAGCCGTTGCGAAAAGAGGATAAGGGAAGGAAAAATCATATTTAAAAAGCGGGATTTCGAACTCGATCGGTGGTCTCGTTCTGACAAGGAAATCCCGCGCGTGAGAATTGTTGCGAAAAAATTATCGATTTTTGCCTAAAAAAAAACGAGCAAACTTTTTTTTATACTTTTTAAAAAAGAGAAAAATATGAAACACAAATTTCGAAAAACTGTTTTTGACTTTTTTGGTTACCATAACATTACCTAAGATTTTATTTCTTTAAGTAATTTTTGAAAGAAGGGCTTAAAGATTTGGCACGATACTAAATATGTCTCCTAATATAGCTTCTGAACTTACAGATATTTTTTAATCTTTTATCTGTGGTTTAGGGGCTAGGGGTATTATTTTTGAGGGGGGGGGAGTGAGGGAGAGAGGGGGAGGGGGAAGATTCCAAGCTTCGCGTGTTTTGGCTACTTCGTATTAAAAGGCATATTAGGAACCTAGTATCGTCTGTCTATCATGGAAATAACATAATGCGTCAATTGTAACTAATATTGTTACAGCAAAGGAGTCTAATCCTTTATCTACTGGTTGGGCTGAGATTCTAAAGTATGCTACAGTAGCAGGATTATCGGTAATTTCAGCACCTAAATTTTCATTATCTTTTACATCTGTAACACCAAAGAACTTTTTAGCAGAAAAGTAATTATTATGAGATTTCATATAAGTTTGGTTTGTAAAATGATATCTACTTTCACCATTTTCTAATACTTCTTCAGTTGTCGATAATGTTGTTGATGCTGATGTTTTTACAGTTGATGATATTATAGCCTGATTATAAGCATTTGACTGTATTTGAGTATAATTTGGCATAATGGTTTTAATATTAATTTTAGAACCTAATACCATGTATTTTTTATATCCTAAATCACAAATTTGGTCATAACCATAAAATTGATGTCCAACGCCTGAATAATTTGGGTCATATAAACTATTAGCCCTATAAAAATAGTTGGCTAAAGTTCCACCAACTCCAGGGTCTAACTTTATTTGTTCTACATATCTTAATTTTACCATCATTGTTGGTGGTATAAATTTACCTACTTTTACGAGGGCTTGAAAACCATTTGGAGCTCTATTTCTCCTCTTAATTCTTCTTTTAAATCGGCGTTTTTTGAATCGTCTATTATATTTACGAATTCTGGGCATTTATGTATAATATAGATAGAAATTATTCTCAATAATTTTTACGTATATTTAATTGACGTCCTAAATCCCTTAAGCCCTAGACAGGGCTTAAGATTTTAGTTCGTTGTTACATATGGGGTTTTCGGGAAATTTTAATTTAAA